AAGAAACGTACACGACCAGGCTTCTTCTGTGCAAACTTAATGTTTGGCATCTTGTCGACTAATTCGAGATCTAATGCATGACTCAGGATAGCACTTATAGCCGCCTTGTAGTGGTCAACTGTATTCTCGGTTAGACCTAACGATTTTAGGTGTAGACCAAACTGGTGTATGTCCATTGCTGTGACATCTTTAAGATCCTTAAAGCCAACACCATTGTGTGCGCCAAAGCGGTGCATCTTGGCCTGGCTCTGCTTTAGGTGACGTCCGTGCCAAATGTTAGGTGCTTCTGTGTTTACAAAGTCAATCAAGTTCATGTGTTCTTACTCCCAGTTAGAACGGTGGCTCTTCGCCGTCATATGAAGGCACCCAAGGTTCGTCGTATGTAGGTGCGGGGGTGGATGGCTTAGGCAACGGTGGAAACAGCTCCCTAAGGAAGTCGTCTAGATCTGTGTCATCCGAATACATGTGCTGCACCCAGGCCGACGTAGAGCATGACAAACAGTGCCAGGCACCCAATCAGGTCTCCCAGCCAGTTCATGCTGACACCTCGTCAGGGTTTAGCTTGCGGTGGACGCGGAGTAGTGCTTCGTGTGATCCGTCAGTCTTGACGACCTTGGCATCTTTGGAAGTGTACTCACCGTAGCCGTTGTACTCGTACAGCCACTGGTCAACGCAGTCGTTGCGGACATATGAGCCATAGACGTCTTCCCATTCACCAGTCTCAGGTGAGCGAACAAACAGTGTGTAATATGGGGTAACAGTAGTCATCGTAATCAGTCTCCTTATAGTTAAGGACTGATGAATACCGATGAGTTCTTGGTTGGTAGCGGAGGAGGGACTTGAACCCCCGACACGCGGATTATGATTCCTTTCCGCTGTCACTACCGACGATTGAACTCCCGATCTCATCGTCCGTACACAATAGATAATGATTCCTCTCTAGTTTTACAATACTTTTGTTTACTAAAGAGGAGCAAAAAACACCGATCCAACTCTGATGCTGGCTAATAGCCATGCTGATGTTAGACCGATGTTATCTAGTGGGCTGTTGATTACCTAAGTTTATAGATGACGACAGCCAGCATTCCTATTGTGATCAATTCAGGGATCGACACAGGAAATCCAGCCACGATAGACATAGGATCACCTTCCTTTCTGCTGAGGGGAATTACTTGAAGTAGTTCGAGACGTTGAACCCAGGACATGCTTTTGGTGCATACTGGTTGTGACCCGAGACCTTAGTGATCGGGTAGGTGTTCATCAGATCCGCAACGAGTTGCTGGAGTGACGCCATCTGCTCTGGCGTAAAGTTCTCACTGAAGCGATCATTGGATGTTGAGCCGAAGCCACCAAACAAAGCGATACCACAGGTGTTCTTATTGCGTCCCTTTGTGTGGGCACCGTTGCGTTCCATAGATCGACCTTTGGTGATCTCACCTGATCTATCGATAGTGTAGTGGTAGCCTATGTCGCTCCAGTTACGATCCTCGACGTGCCACCGTCGTAGCTCCGCTGTCTTCTCGGCAGCTGTCTTGTCTTTCCACCAGCCTGGGCGTGTAGCTGTACAGTGGATAATGATCTCGTTAACTGGTCTCATTGGGTCTCCTTCGCAGACTAGAGAGAACTGACATCAGACCCCTGCCCATCTCACTTGGTGAAGGCAGTAGCCATCCCAGGATCAGCGCAATGATGACCCAGGGTGGTATGTCAGTATTCTTGATGTTGATGCTTTCGACGTCTCTGGTCTGGACGGTCTCTTTGAGTTCCGTGACCTGTATGTCGCCGTCTTCTGTTCTTATGTTCGACTGGTCGTTCACCACTTGCTGGTTGGCTTCCTTGGCTAACTGAGTGCCGACAGCGGTCACAGACGGACCACCACCGCCAGGCATGAGCCAGCCAGGGATGCCAGAACAGGATGCAAGGGTGAAACTCAGGACGACCAGGACTAGGGTCCTAATAGTCATCCTTTCGCGTTGCCACAGCTGATGACTTGGTGACCTGAGTTGACGAGAAGCCAAAGTAGGCACCGACCAGGGCACTGAGGGATCCATACATCATCATGAGTACAGCGTCGGCCTCAGCCATCCTGGCGGGGTCTATAAGCACTGCGACGGTAGACACAATCATCATACCCAGCGCAGTCCA